ATGACTTTCTGGTCGAAAGTCTCGAAGAACCTCATATCGGTTTGCACCGACAGAGGCACTTCGCGGGTTAACCTCGACAGCTCGCTTTGCCAAAGCAAGCGGTTAAGATGCCCGCTGTAGTCCGTGAGTAAATCCAGACCATTCCTGTCTCTAATTAAGTAAGGGATCCATGGGGTTATTCTCTCATCAAGAGAGAGGCCTTTAGGATTCCAACCTAAACCACCCAAAAATTCTGGGAGAGGAGATAAGGCTTCTGCTACCTTGGCTTGACGCCGGGGCAGCATAGGCAACATACGAGGACCAACATTCTTCAAAATATCGAGGAACGAGTCATCGGATGGCTTTCGCCATTTAAAGTTAGGGATTAACCTACCATCTGTAAAGATGGTGCTATGAAATTCAGCAACTTTTGGTGAACTTATCGTCTTTTGAGACGAGATAGGACAACCAAGCACGTCCAAAGTTTGAACATACTTAGTGTAGAGCTCCTCGTTCAATATCACTACGTCATCTCCAAGGATGAAGAAATCCTCATCCCATTCCTTGCCAAGGAGGCCAAGGAGGAGTAGACCATGAGTAAGAGCAAATGAAGCAAAACTCGGGTATAAGCCTAACGGCTGACCCTTGCTCCATCGTACCTTACCTGGGGTACTAAACCCAGCATTGACGAGATCTTCAGCAGGAAGATTGCAATCCCAAAAAGATCGGGAAACTTCTGCGAACAAGGAAACCAAACCTTGATCATGTGGAAACAACACATTAAGAACCTCTAGTTGGAGGTCCAACGGGAAATAATCCGTTGCATTGCTTAAATCCACACTGAAGATAAATCTGTTACTTTCTGAAGTGACTCTTAATAAAACAGAGTCTGCCTTCGATTGATCGAAGGTGCAATCCCATGGTAAACCCTTAAGAAGCCCAAAAAGGGCATCTCCCAGCGGTGCAAGCACCTGCTGAAATATTCTACCAGGGTTCGCTACGGCACGTAGTTTGAAACCGGCCTCTTGAATGAGACCAATCCTTCCTACGACCATGGCATTAAGTG